TTCAACGGGGTCTCTCTTTCATCAGGAATTTGAGGTGCATCTTCTAAAGATGCAGTGAGACCATATGTTCTTCTTGGGTTGTGTGAGGGTGTGGTACCATCGGGGGTTCCTGTATACTCACTCGTTGTCAATCGTCTTGGGTCACTGAATCCTATAGTAACCTTTCGTTTTATAAGGTTTCCATTTGCATCTTTCTTGTATCCTTGAACAGGAATACCTGCAACAACTCCTGTGATTACAGGGTCTTGTTGACTCTTACCATCTCTAAAGAATCCATAAACACTCGAACCTTCCACAAGACCATGTTGTGTTCCGAATCCTGTTAACCCTGCAGAGGTTGTAGGAAGAATTACAGTAGACCATGGAAGGTCGGGTGTTGAAATCTGAGTCTTCTCTTCTGAATGCAGGCCATGAATACGAACTCGTACTCTTCCAACCATCATAGGGTCGTGTCTGTCTTCAACTACACCATAAAATGTTTCCATTATTCTCTTCCCTCTATTTTTCTTAACAAGAGTGGATTAACATCTTCAATCCGTTTTGCATAAGATTCTTTACAAACACCCATAACAGTAATACCTTCTTGAGATGTTGGGTCACCTGCAACTCTTAAATCTATTATAAGGTATCTATGGTCGTTCAAACCATCATCAACCGAGTTGAGTCCTGAACCACCTGAAGGTATGATTAGATTTACTACTGTTCCTACAGTTAAATCTGTTCTGAATGGAACGGTGACTTCAAGTCTATGTTGTGCAAGTATCTGATGCATTGCATTTCGTTCAAACCCAGCTGGTGTATCTGCTCCACTATCATAAGATGCAATACTTTCATCCGATGTGTACTCACTTGCATTACTATGTGCATGAACCATCTTAGTAGATACCTTTAATGCACTTCCAATAGACTTATTGGGGGAATAGTTTGCATCTGTAGTTTGCAATTCAATTGAGTCACCACCTGAACCAGTTGTTTTCGTAGTTTCAAAGAACCCGTTTGTCTTTGAAGTAGTTCTAATCATCGGGGCCTGACCTAAATGATTCTTTCTATTATACACTTCCCCTATATCGTGATGTGTCTCCATCTCTAGTTTTAGAATTGGGTCATAAGTCATCTGTCTTCCTGAATATGTCCCTGACCTAGTTCCCTCAAGTGTATCGAATAATTGTGGGTTGTGAAAATCTATAATCTGAAAGTTTTTATCTTTAGGATTTTCTTTGTCTTGTGTAATACCATAAGTAAATGTTGCAGGTTGTTCTAATTTCATCATCCCATCTATGTCCATAAATCTAAAACCACCATTAAGTGATTGGAAGAAGAAGAACCCTCTATGAAATGCAGGAGCTCCATCACCCTCTGCAGATGTTGAGTCTGCCTGTTGACATATAAAATCTATTGTCTTGTCTATTGTCCAGTTTGGACAAATGAATTGTACTTCAGGAGATGTGGGAAGTGCATAATCAAATTCATCTACTTTAAAAGACCCTTCCTTTGTTAGTAGATGCACAAGGATATCATTATAAGTTCCACGATAACTTCTACTTATTCTTGACCTTAGTGTGTAGAACTGTCTTGGAGAAACTAACTCCACTTCATATACCTCTAGTACACCCTTTCTCTTAACATTATGTATTTTATGAATTTGAAATGTCTTGTCTATTGAGTAGGGTGCATCCGAAACTTTTTCACCATCATCCATCTTACAGGAAATACGAATAAACTCTTGACCATTAACTCTATAGTTCTTAAGTAGATTAATACCATCACCAATAACCATTCTTGCTGTTACAAATTTATTGTATATACTCTCATACAAATCAAATTGCACCACCAGTTGTTTAATATCAATGACCTGTCCTTCTTGATTTATAAGGTCTATAGCTTCAAACCAAATTTTACCTGCGGTTTCTGTATTCATTAGTTTCTCATCAATTCTTCAAATTCGGTAACAACTTGATTGATTACTGCAGGTCTGATAATCTTAATACTTCTCTTTTCTTCGTTTAGATTATACTCATGGTCTTGGTAAGTAACTGCTACAGCTGTAGGTGGATTGGATGTAAGTTCGGCCGTTGGTTCGTTATGAACTTTGTATTCAAGTCCTGTACTGTCTGTCACTACCCAATGATGAATACCATCTCGTTTATTTACTACAGATGAAGGTGTGAAAGTTCTGTTGGTAAAGATGTTATTAATCTCAGTACCACTAGTTTTACTAGTAATTGAATTTGCAGAGAACACATCCCCAACAACTGAAATTCTCTTCCGAGTTAAATCCACATCCGTGATATTACCAGTGACATTTGTATTTGATGTCTCGTATATCTCTTCACCAATTAATAACTTATTTGTAGATGATGTCATCAAGTCTGATACCAAATCTGCATTCAACCACTGTCCTTTATATTTATTTGACATATGGTTTTCTAATGTTATACTGTCCTTGTGCCAATCACCGTAAGTTGCAAAATCATTTACAAGAAATAGTGTCCAATGTAAATCTGAATCACCATAAAGTTTATTTGCAACTATATCGGGTCTCTCCCCATCTTCTAATTGATAGAAGGTATAGTCAACAACTCCCCAAAGTGATTCCTGTTCAACAGAGGCTTTCTTAAAGAAATCCTTAATGGTAACAATCTTACCTGTACCAAGTGTGTATTGAACTTCCGAAAAATTACTAAACATTTTATTAGGCATTATCCATTACCTCCCTGTTCCAACTTGGCCTTTGTTCCGAAACCAGCTTCATCATAAGTTCTTCCACTCTTTGATGCATTAGTTATGGCAGATATTTTATCGTAATTTTGTTGAGTAAGTATAATAACTTCTTGCATGGTTAATGTCATTGTTGTTCTTACTGGTTGACCAGTATAGAATGTTGAAAGTTTCTGACCACCATCATGGTCAATTTCGACATTTTTACAAACCATTGTAAGGAATCCATCAACATGATGTTGAATGGGCCCCTCAAAGGAGACCCGAAATTTGTTTGGATAGTTATAGAAATGCATGTTTATACCATCATCGGCATCTGTCTCTTTTCCCGTGGTACTGTCAATTTTAAAGGGTGCAGTATTTGGTAATGTGGCACGTCTAAAGGTGTTTATAATTTTACCAACTTCTATAGCTTCGTCCTCTGATGTAGGATTGAAGTCATAGTTAAAGGTAAACTCTCTAAAGTCTACCCCATCTAAAAGAACCTCATCCATTGGATTGACTGCACGTCCCTCGGCCAAGTCATTAATATTACCACCCATTAATTTTCGAATTATGGTACTTTTTGCCTTTGACATTATAGCACCAGCATCTAAAGTTCCACCTTGGAGGAGACTATTAATTTCTCGTTTCAATACTCCAAAATCTTCCTTACCATATGCAACTGCAGTTGATGATTTCAAACCATCGGGAACATATAATCTTATTTCTGTAGTACCAAGTGAGGAATCTGTAGTAATCTTTGCATCAGCCACCCTTGGTAGTATTCTAAATATAATCCAATTATCTATTTCTGCATCTCTGTTTTTCGGAAAGGTTAGTTCATTTATCACCAACCCACTCAGTCTACTTTCTTTGGTCGCAGTTTTTATCTTACTATTTTGTTCTTGCAACTCAGTCCTTCTACTCTCTAAAGAACTTCGTAGTTGTTCAGCTTGTTCCCCAAGTGTATTAGTGTCAACAACACCTAATGCACTACTGAGGTCACTGAGACTTCCCTTTAAAGACTTGAACGCTGATTTGGCTTTACTGATTTTACCCAGTAATTTATCGATTTTGGACATACATAAATACCTGTAGATTATAATATATAGTTATTTATGTCGAGAAAATCATATAGCGGAAAGTTTAAACCAAAGAACTACAAAAAATACAAAGGAGACCCTACTAAAATCTTCTATCGTAGTCTTTGGGAACGTAGATTCATGGTATATTGTGACAACAATACCAAGGTACTAGAATGGGCCTCCGAAGAAATCATCATTCCATACATCTCACCTCTAGATAATAAGGTACATCGTTACTTCCCCGACTTTAGTATTAAGTATGAGAATGCACAAGGGAAAACAATTCGTGAAATTATCGAAGTAAAACCAAAGAAACAAACCAAACCCCCTAAAGAACCTAAACGAAAAACAAAAAGATATCTAGAAGAGTGTCAGACCTATGCAGTCAACATGACTAAGTTCAAGGCTGCAGAACAGTACTGCAAAGATAGAAAACTAAAATTTAGGATTTTGACGGAAGACCATCTTACATGATAAATATAAGATGTTAGATATCTCAAAAATACTTACCCACCCTGTTCCCCACATAAGAATCGAGAATGTTTTCCCTGAGAACATATTTAATCAATTGGTTGAGATGACTAAACTCCCATTAAGACATGACTTACAGATAGGTAGTGGAGAGAGACCACCTGTTAAAATAGATTTGTGGTATCCTGACCCGACTGGATTTCATGAAAATCAAATTGCTAGTGTTAGGATGGAAGCAGAAAAACACTTCGTTAAACAAGTCTTTGATAGAAGACTGGAAATTGGTAACTCACTGGGTTATGACTTAAGTGAAATTGTTTTTGATGTACCAAGAACAACAATCCAAGGATACAAGAACGAAATTAACGATGGTGTTTATAGAATACACCAAGACATATCATGGAAAGTGTTAACAAGTATAGTATATATTTCCCCTGAAGTGAACAATGGAACTAGGTTCTATTCAAATGAACAAGGTGATGACATGTATGAAGACCCTTGGAAACCTAATTGTGGGTATATCTTCTGTAGAACTGAGAACTCTTGGCATAATTTTGTGAACACTAGCTCTGATATAAGATGGGTGGTTATGTTTAATGCAAAAAAGCTTGATTCTGATACACTCCAAAGTCATAAATAGAGTATATGGCAACTTTGTTTGAACGACTAGATGGTTTATCCCCCAGCGACCTAAAGAAAAGAAGTGTTGAGGGATTAGAGTGGTTCCGAAACAGAGTTAGAGATGTGAGGTCTAATACTGGAACTTTTTTAGAATCAGGAACAGCCACAGACACCTTGACTGGTGACCAACTTATGGGTGGTATGTATATGTTTGTCTATGATGCAAAGTATCAAGACACTCTACCATACTGGGATAGATTTCCACTCGTGATAGTGACAGATTTAACTAAAAATGGATTTCAGGGATTGAACTTACACTACCTGTCACCTAGGGATAGAGTAAAGTTACTGGATGGGTTGTATGCAATGACCGTTAAGGAAACAGTTGAGAAGGATTTAAGGTTTGACTTCTCATATAACGATATCAAAAGTATCAGTAAGTTAAAGTTAGCAAAACCATGTTTAAAGAAGTATCTATTCTCACATACCGTTGGTAACATAATGAGAGTAGACCCAAAATACTGGGACTTGGTTGCAATGCTACCATCCCAACAATTTACAATAAATGCAAACACGGTGTATGCAGAAAGTAGAAGGAAAATTTAATGTCAAAAAGCGATTTAGGAATAGATAAATTCAAAGCAAATTTCGATGCAGGTGCAAGACCCAATAGATTCAACGTCAGAATATTCGGCCCCAACCTATTTCAGAATGATGAAATGACCAAATCAGTGGCCGAAGAAGTTGACGAAGAAGGAAATGTAATACAAGCAGCTGTTGCCTCTGTTAAAAAATATGTCAAATTAGATATAGATGGTATTCGTTGTCATAAAGCAACTCTGCCAGGCAGAGAGTTGAAAGCATATACTTTTTCTGAATCAGGTGCAGAACGACATATGCCATTTCAAACCAATGATGGTGGAGAAGTGTCTTTTTCATTCTATTGTGACCAAAACTTTCAAGATAGAGCTGCAATTGAAGGATGGCAGGATTCAATATATGGTGGAGACCCAAAAAGTCCTCGGTTTTCATTTAAAGACGAGTATAAAGGAACAGTTGAAATCATGGTAATGAATGGTCGTGGTAAAGACACACTTACTTATGTACTTAAAGATGCCTACCCAATCAAATACGAACAACAAGACTTGGATTATAGTTCTAATGCTGAGATAATGTCGTTCACTGTAACCATGGCATACACTTATTTTGAAACCAAGTACACTCCTGACGAATCAGGTGGTGGTGGTCTAAATAGAGGTAGGAGAATATTGGATGCACTTATTGGTATTGGACAGCAGACTGGTAAATACACTAATGCAGGACAATCAGTATTCAAACGTCTAAGAGGTTTAGACGATAAACTAGCCAAAGTACAAACATTGACTGGTGGCTAAAATAAAATTATGGAGTAAATTATGGGATTACCAATCCAAAAAGCACCAACCTATACAACTAAGTTACCAAGTAATGGTAAAGAAGTTAAGTATAGACCCTTTCTAGTAAAGGAACAGAAGTACCTACTACTACTTCAAGACTCAACTACAGGTGAAGATGTTGTAAATGCAATCAGAGATATGATAACTGCAGTTACTTTCAACAAACTTGATATTGATGACTTACCAATGTTCGATGTCGAATACCTATTCCTACAAATTCGTGCCAAATCAATTGGGGAAACTGTCAAGTTGTCTCTACGATGTGGTGAAACGGGTTGTAGTGGAACAGGACAAGTTAGTGTCAATATAGAAGATGCAGAAGTTCGAGGTTTAGATTCGGAAAAGTCTACGATAGTTAATATCAATGATGAAGTAGGTATAGGATTAAAGTATCCTAGTATAGTAGACATGGGTCGTTCAGACGATATAAAAGACCAACAAGAAAAACTATTAGCCCTGCTTGCATCAGGTGTTGATTATATCTATGATGCAGAAGATAGATACGAGTCTGATGATATCTCTAATGAAGACCTTAGAGAATTCTTGGAAAGTTTAACACTTAAACAACTTGAAGAAGTAAGTAAGTTTTTTGAAGGGTTACCTGCAATTAAATTAGATACAATCTTTAAGTGTAATGCATGTCAAACTGAACAAAGTAGAACAATATCGGGGTTACAAAGTTTTTTTTAATAGCTCTTTCTCATGAGTCGGTATTTAATTATTATAATACCAACTTTCAGCTGATGCAACATCATAAATACTCATTAACGGAACTTGAGAATATGATACCATGGGAAAGAGAGATATACATTAAACTCCTTGAACATCATATTGAGGAAGAGAACGAAAAACGGAAGAACCGTAATTAATTAAATTAACCTATATTATGAATATCGTGAGATAATATGGAGTTAACAATGGCTGAAAATACAGATAGCAGCAGAAACGAAGTCGAAATTGATTTAGACAAGTATATGGCAATGATTGAGAAACTTGATGAACAAGAAGATGCAATCAAAGCAATGAAAGAAGAAGCCATAAAAGCGAAGAATCAACTCGAACCACCAGTAAGAAAGTTTGGGGATTTATTCCTAGACGACAATGATGTTAATGAGAAATCAATTATAGGATTCATATCCTTCTTCTTAATGGTCGTCTTTGGATTAACTGACTTAGTAACTGCACTTGCATGGGACATGGACTTGAAAGTCTCTGAAACCATCTACACATCATTCGTTGTTGTGACACTAGGTGCATTCGGAATATCAGAAGCTGGTAAAGCTTTTGGTGGAAAATAAATAAGAGAAATCTAAATGGCAGATAAAACCCCCGACATTAAACTTAAGGCAGACGGAACCGTAGACAAAAGGTTCATGAATTCCTTTGTTGCATCTCAAAGGGCAATGACAGCAGCTCAAGATAAATCTGTCAAGTCACAAGAAGAATATGCAGATGCAACTAAGAACTTAAATAAAAAGTTTAAAGGACTCACCAGTAAGTTAGCAGAAGTTAATGGTGACCTTGCACTCTCAGCTGCAAACATAAGAACAGGGTCTAAAGACACCTTCGAGGGGTTCCTTACCAATAAAAAACTAGCTAAAGGAATGGCAGATGCCGCAAATAATAAAGAATTAAAAGATGCCACAGACGCACTCGTTGAAAAACAAAAACAACAAACAAAAGAGATAGAAGAAAACATTAAAGTCTTTAGAGCTAAGACTGAGATGGAATCATTAATGAATGAACAGTCTAAGACCACAGATGCTTTAAAGAGACTTGACCTTCAGGGAAAGATTGACGAAGAACAAAAAATTATTGATGCAGAGTCTAAGAAAGTAAAGGATGCATTCGAAAGAGATTTAGAAAAACTACAAGAAAATGAAAAAAGAATAAGAACTGCAATACAGACTGACCTCGAAGAATCAACGGATAGTAAAGGTTACAGTGATTTTACTGATGGTCTTAAAGAACTAAGTGGTGGTATGTTAGACATTGGTGGGTTCTTAGATGATGCAACCAAGAAGTTTAATGCAGTTCAAAAGGTATTCGGTGGTATTGGTAAAGCTGCAAACTTTATGACTGGTGGTATGTTGCAACAAAAAACTGCCACGGATGGTCTTACAGACTCCATAAAAGGTGTAGTACTAGGTAACCAACAACAAGAAGAGTCTTCAAACAAACTCTTTGGTATGGTCGAAGGTAATGTTCTTGAAGCTAGTCTTATTAGTAAAAAACAAACAAAGGCTATGATGCCATTCTTAAAACAAATGGGTCTTGGTACACTTATCTTGGGAGCTTTGGGTGTTGCTGTCCTGATGTTAATGGATAGGTTCGAGGGATTTGATAGATGGGTACAAAGATTCCTTTTAAACAATAAAACCTCTCCTGTTAATGCTGAAAGTACCAAAGAGTTAGGTGAACAACTAAAGACTGGACAAATTACTCAAGAGGAGTATGATAAACAATTTGCAGTATTAGAATCAGACCAACAAACACGAATTGAAGACGAAAAGAGTAATGCCATCTTAGCAGTTGCAGACGCAGGTGCCAACGTGGGTATGGGTACTGGACTTTTAACTCAACAACTTGGTATGCAAGACAGTGGTACAGATACCCGACCACTTAAAGCTGATGGTACGGCAGATAGAAGATATAAACCAACCACCAAAGTAGCTGGTCTTGGTGGTAAAGCTATATCAGTTGTTGGTAATGTTGTTAAGAAAAGTAGTTATGTAGTGTCAGCCGCACTCACTCCTTTGGAGATATTTGCCAACCTAGATGAGACTAAGGATATGGAAGCCGTGTTGGCATTCAAGTTAGCCAACGGAGAGATAACACCTGAACAATCTACAGAATTTACTCAATATATAATCGACAAAAAGAGAGAAGACGTAGCAGTCCCAACTGCAGGACTGGTTGGTGGAATAGCCGCCACCGTTGGAATGGGGTTATTATTAGCATCTAACCCAGTAGGTTGGGTTACAGCTGGAGTCATGCTTGCTTCCGCTGCCACAGGAGCTGTTCTTGCCAGTGGTGCCACTGATTACCTCATGGGTGACTCTGAAGAAAAACTCAAAGAGATGACTGGAGTTGACAAAGGTATAATGAGTTTTGTTACTGGTAAAGAATCCCAAGTATTAGCAGACATGCAGATTGATAGAGATAGT